TGATACTGCATCTACAGGATTATTTGTTACTGTGAATGAAGATTTATTTGATGGTGATACATTAATAGATGGTGTACCTGGTGGAATTGATATGATAGGTCATAATATTGAATATACTCAATCTACTTCTATCCAAGATGATGTTAACTTTTTATCATATAGTGGATCAATTGTATCAGACTTAGCTTATGCAAGAACTGGTGAATTATCAAATACTGTAGTAAATGATACAAGTACAATTACAGTAGGTGCCCCAACTGGTGGCGGTATCCAAATACAAATTGTAAATACCAATGCCACTAAAGATGCAATATGGGATGCGTTCTCAGGAATGAGAGCAAATACAGATTCATTAGTTGGATCATTTATATTAGATTCTGTAACTGGAGAATGGGTACCAGTGACTTCTGTGCAAACTGTAGGTAATACCGTAACTGTATTATTATCAGATGTAGGTTCTACTGCATTAGCTGACTTCCCAATTGGGGCAGCTGCAAGTTATACTTACATTAATGAAGCTGACTTTGGTTTTGTAAGAAATACAAACGTAAACGGTGGAGCTGCTGGAATTATTGGTTCTTATGGATCAATGCTACAAAAACAATTTGCTAACGGTACATTAACCGATGGTGATGAAGCAGTTTATAAAGATGCACTAGGTGTCTATACTTCATACTTAGCAATGAATGCTATAGATTTTGGATGGATTATTGACGGAGCCGGTGCTACATCAGCTGCAACTAAGAAGGCAATATCTGACCCGGCATATTATTTACCTGCGGTTAGTGTTACTCCTTATCAAGAAGATTCATTTACAAACTTAACATCTCAGGCTGAATTTACAATTGATGCAGCAGGTGAATTTGAAAAATCTGATAGTACTGCATTAAATCCATTATTATTTGGACCAAATGTATTTGGGGTACAAACATTAAAAGGTGCTCTTAACCTTACTGTAGATATTATAGGTGATTCAATTAACGAACCAACACTTAAACCAAATGAAATACTTATAGCAACAACTTCACCAGAAGCTGCTGATATAGTAGTAGGAAATTACATGGTAAATTTTGAAGGTTCTGCATCTGTACCACATTCTAGGTTAACAAGAATTAATATAGTTGAAGGTGGATTAACTCCTTCAGAATATCCAATTATTCCTGCAGGTACTACTTGTATGAAAGTAACTTGTCAATCTGAAATTAGTATAACTACACAAGGTGCTTCTACGAAAACAGTAGAGGTTTATTATCCAATTGATTCTTGGGTTGATTACCTTAATATATTTGAACTACCTGGATTTGCATTAGATTCAACTAAACATGTACCAGATGGAACTAATTCTAGACAAAACAAATGTTTAAGTCCTATCTTAGGTGGAACAAATTTATATAAAGCATTAATTGATAGAGAAACAATTAATTTCAGATATGTAGTAGATACTTATGGAAATGGAATTGAAGCAAATTGTAAAGCTATCTATACTAATTTATGTATGAGTAGAAAAAATGCGTTTGCAATTGTTAATGCACCGTCTGCTAAAGACTTTAAGAAAAATACCGATCCAAGCTTCTCTGATGCTACGGGTGGTTTATCTTCTAAGTTTATATCTGAAGGTGGAAATCTTGCATTAAATCCAACTGTTAGATTCTCATTACCTGCCGCTACTAGTGGCGGATCTTGGGGAGGATATTATTATCCATTCTTAACTGTTAGAGATTTAGGAAAGAACATAAGTGTTCCTCCTGCTGCAAATGTATCTAATAACTTTATTCTTAAATATGAAAACGCATTACCGTGGTCAATCGTAGCCGGTGTAAGACGTGGAGTAATAGGTGGAAATGGGGTTGTAGGATTAGAAATTAATTTAGATCAAGAAGATCGTTATTATTTAGAACCATTCGGTATTAATCCAATCGTATTCCAAAGTGGAACAGGACCAACTATATTTGCAAATAAAACTGCACAACAAGTTCCAAAATCCGCTTTAAGTTCAATTAATGTTAGAGAGGTTGTAATTTATATCCAAGATGGTATTGAAGCAATTCTTAAAAACTACTTATTTGAATTTAATACAGCTCAAACAAGATTGGAAATAAAAACATTAGCTGACAACTTCTTAGCAACTGTTCAAAATGATGATGGTGTTTACGATTATAGAAATATAATGGATGAAACTAATAACACACCAGAAGTTATTGATCAAAATGTAGGTATCTTAGATACATATATTGAACCAACGAGAGGAATGGAAATTCTTGTACAAAGAACAACTATTCTTAGAACTGGTGCAATTAGTTCAGGAAACTTCCAATAAGAAGATAAAGAAGACGAATATATAAAAAAACAAATAAAATATGCCACTACCACATTATACCCAATCAAGGGCCAGTAGCCAAAGGTACGAACCTATTCAGCCTAACCTATTTGAGGTGACTGTATTTTCACCACTAGGGGATGATACGGGTTTAATCTTAGAGCAAGTAAAAACAATCGGAGGATTAAATAACTTAAATCCATCTATTGATGCTATAAATCAAAAATATAAATTTGCTGATAGATCTTATGCAGGTATGCCAGCTCAGACGTTTGTTGATTTAACACTTAACTTCAGTCTTAACTTGAATGAAGCAAACGAAAACTATATTTATAATACTTTCCGTAATTGGAATAACTTAATCTATGATCCATTAACTGGTGAAATGGGATTAAAGAAAGATTACGTAGGAAGTATGATTGTGGTTCAATATAACAGAGCAGGAGATATCTTCAGAAAGATTACATTTAAAGATGTATTCCCAACAGGACAACCTGATTTTGTAGATGAATTAAATTATGAAACTCAAGATGCAGCTGAATTAACAATGACTTATCGTTGTGATCACTGGGTTGAGGAGAACGTAGGAGCATAAATTTTAAATATTAAACTGGGAATATTAAAGTATTCCCAGTTTTTTTGCCTTCTCCCTAATATATAATATAAAATATATAATATAGAAAATGATTATCTATAAATTACAACAGCAAAAAACAAACAAAGTTTATGTAGGATATTCAGTAAATGATAATCCAAATAACTTTGGAACTGGAAAATATATTAAAAGAGCAGTTAAAGATTTTGGTACTAAAGCTTTTAATAGAGAAGTATTAGATGTCTTCGATAATGATGAATCTTTAAGTGATGTTTTAAAAAGAGTTGAATATTGGATTAATAAATTTAAATCTGACAACCCTAAGTACGGCTTTAATGAAACTGTACAAGAACTTATTCCACAAAAGAAAAGACTTACTAAAAAATTACAGGTTTTATTAACGCCTGAAGATGAGGATAGTTTAAATACAATAATTATACAAAAATCAATGGAGACTGGTGCAAAGCCTGTAGCTATTTCTAGATATGTTAGACAGTTAATAGTAGAACATATTGTTGATGAAAATAAAATTGAAAAACAATTAATAAAAAACAATTAAAAATGTCAAAAGAGCACGAAGAAAATATTAAGAAAGAATTTGCTGCTGCTGAAGGTATTGCAGTAGAAGCTACAGAGACCCCTAATGAAATAGTTAAGGAATTAGGTAAGGTCGATGTTAACAGACAAATGGATAAAGTAACAGCAGATGATCCTGAAATTAAAAGGTTAAATGCAATGGTAGGATATACTAGGTTAAACTTAGGTGAATTTCCATCTCGAGGAAAATTTTACAGAGATGATTTTGAAATTCATATTAGGCCAGCCAAGGTTGCTGAAATTAGAGCATTTTCTATTATTGATGAAGATAACTTAAAAGAAGTTGATGAAGGATTAAATAATATTGTTTTATCATGTACCAAAATTATGTATGGTAATCAAAGAGGATCCTATAAAGATATTCTTGAAGAAGATAGAATTTATTTAATTTTAGCAATTAGAGAATTGACATTTAAAACAGGCGAGCAAACATTAATGATGCCAATAGGTAAAAAATCATGTAAGCAATCATCCTGTAAATCACAAGATTCCATGGAATTAAAAACCTCTAACTTACAATTTAATACTATTATAGAAAAAGTTGAAAAATATTATGATCCTATTGAAAAGTGTTATTCTGTTACTACCAAAAATTATGGTACTAT